TGAAACAGGTTTGTGATCCCCAGGGTCGTCCCTGCGCTGTTCATAACGCCCTGCCCGATGATGATTGTCTTGTTCCGGGCGTCCTCTCCCAACAGGTAAGCGGACATCGTAAGGTCCGCATTCCCGAATTCAACAGTGACTTGATCGACGGACAGGGCCGCCGCATAGGCGATGTCGGCAAAACTGATAGGTGCCGGCGTGTATCGGATGCCGTCGTAATGCACCGGCCTGTCGCAGTCCGTATAATACAGAGTAACGGATGCAAGCTGGATTTCGACTGTATAGAAATATTGGAATTGCTCCGCTTCCAGTTGCGCGTTGACAGCCGTAGAGATCGTTTTCATGTCGCCGGCGGCAGCCCCTTCAGTTCAACCGTGAGTTTGTAGATGTCCTTCTCCCATAGCGTCCGCGATAGAGAGTCTTCTTTGAACCGGCACCTGACTTTCTGGTATCCGGTATAATCCATCGTCAGGACATCGCCCGATGATGGCGTCATGCCGAGACTCAGCGTGTCCGCGTCATCGACGCCGACGGTTGCATTGACGACAACAAGCGACGACCCGATGACCAAGCCGTTCTGATAGATCGTTACCGAACATGAATTCTTGCACGGCAGCGTGAATGCCGTTGCCGTCCCGTCCGCGACGGCAATGTAAGCGCCCTTCACGTCCTGCTTCTCGCCCCACGCCTCCCCAATGTAATAGTGGAATGCCTCATAGGCCCCCTTGCGCGCCTCAAAGAAATTCCAGATCGTGGACATCGCCGTTGCCCGGATGGCATTGTATTGCAGCGTAATGTCGTACTGCGGGGCCGTCCACTTCTGTCGGCGCTGCTCGTTGCCGTCATCGAAAATGGAAATCACCGTCTTCCACCTCGAGGCGGCAACGTGCTCATATGAAGGAACGGGAGAATTCGGGTATTTCGCCATTACTTTGCTGTCCTCATGATTGTGCGCCTGATGCTCTGATTGCCCTGCAACGCCCTCTCAATGGGGTCAGTAATCGCTGACGGGTTGCGCCGGCACATTTCGTAGAAGCTCTGGGCATCGGCGGCCTGGATCGTGATGTTGTAGGTGGCACCGCCCGCCCCCGCCTGCACGCCCAAATCGCCCGACGCCGTGCGCTTTAGGGGGATCACGGCCTCCGGGCCCGCCTCGCCCATGAGGCCCATGCCGGACGCCATCGGAAACACGGTCGGGGCCTGGACGATACCGCCGCGTGCGTAGGCCAAGAGTCGCCCGTTCATGAAGGCGTTGCCCTTCGCGCTGGTGAGGGTTTCGATCATCATGCCGCTTGGCGTGAATTCGACCCCCCCGATGTTTATCCCGCCGAAAATCTTGCCGAGAATCGAGCCAAATCCGCCAAAGCTGACTCCGCCGCCGCCGGCACCGGACAGAATGTCCCTCAGTTTCGCCGCCATCGGCTCGAGCACGGCAATCTTGAACAGCAGGGTATTCAGGTTAATGAGCGCAGACCGGACGAACTCTTTAAATTTAAATTGCCCGGTATCGCAGAAGTCGGCAAAGGCCATCTCCATCGTCCTGAATACGCCCACGGTGTAGTCTTCCATCAGCTTGCCGTAAGACTGATATTCTTTTTGCAGATCACTCAGCGCCTTGTAGGCTCCGGCAAACGGATCTTTTCGGAGTGTTTCCTCAACCCTCACGCGCTCTTTCTGCACCTCCAGCAGGCGCTCCGCACGTTCCAGCTCCTCCATCTCCCTTGCGTCAATAACGTTGTTCCATTTCAGCCGCTCAGCAATCAGATCCCGCTGCACCTGCACCCTGCGCTCGTGATTCGCCAACGTGGCAGCCAGATAATCTTCCTCTGACAGGCTGACCAGGCGTTCGATGTCGAGCATTTTCTGGTCTGCGTCGATGATGAAATTCTTTTGATCGGCAACGGCCTTCAGGCCAGCGGCAATGCCGTCATAAAATTTGGCTTCCTCCTTGATAAGCCTCAAATAGGCCTCTTCCGTATCGACGTACCTGTCCTCGGCTCTCTTTGTTTCTTTCCCCTCAACCTTCGGCTTGACGCCGGGCTTGCCATACATGAGCGGATGATTCCATGTCGCGCCCCCGGTCATCTTCTCAAGCTGGGATGGCGTCATCCCCGCGATGGATGCGGCTGCTTGCTCCGGCGAAACAAAGACATCCCCAAGGGCATTGAACATCTCATAGCCCTTCAGCCCCTCACCCTTGCGGATGGCGTTCAGGAGGGACAAGAATTTCGTCAGCATGGGGAGAACCTTCATGCCGACGGCCTCGGCAAACTCGGCACTCTCAATCCTCAAGAGCCTTAATTGACCCGCGAATGTTTCGGCCTGCGCCTGGGCCTGCGGCCCCAGGGCGTCGTTTAATTGCTTCAATACATCCGTCCCGCGCATGCCCTCCTGAAGAAGTTCCTGCATCTCGGGGACAACTTTCTTGATGGCCCGCTGCTGGCCCCAATATGCCTGCACGACCATTTGCATTGCGGGCTCGAGTTCGAGCCCGTATGCCCGCGCAAGGTTTGTCGCCGTTTCGGTCGCAAGCTTGAGGTCTTCCGTGCCGATTCCAGCCGTCAACATGCGGGACGCGCCGCGCATGATCTCTTCGTCGGTGAATCCCGTGGCAGCCTGCATCTCCTTTGCCATGCGCTGAATGGCTGCGCTGACAAGATTGATGTCACCGACGCGCTTCGCCCCAAGGGTCGCCAGGGACGTATTGAGCTGCGTGATGGCCTGCTCCGCCGCCGATGCCTCCTGCACGGCCTTGTGCAAAAAACCCGTCACGCCCGCAAAGGCGGCGGTCCAGCCTATGCCCTTCAGCATCGTGGAAAATCCGCGATCGACGCGGCGCTGGAAATTATCCAGAATGGTCGTCGCCTTTTGCACGTCGCCCTGCAAGCGGGCAACGTCCATGCCGAGCTGCACATAGAGATTTGCAACGGGATCAACCGCCATCAGAGCCGTTCCTTGAATTGCATGAATCCAGCCTTGATCTTATCCGCTACCGTCTCCGCGTCTTCACCCTTCAAGCGCTTGTTCTCGATCTCGAAATAGGCCCGCCATTCGCTGAGTTCGACCGAATCCGTCCGCTCGAGCAATTCGCGCACCGTCATTCCCAGTTCTCTTGCGAGGGCGAAGTAAAAGTACCTCGACCCCCGCTGTTTCAGTTTTTTGCCAGCATCTCCACCGAATCGTTGGAAATGGCGTTCAGCTTTTGCGCCGCGACATAAATTCTCTCAAGGGCATGGGCGGACTTCTCGCCAAGGGCCTTTATCTCACCGTCCGCGAACAGTCGCTTGCCGTGTTCGTTCACCAGCACCCTGGCGAGAAGTTTCGCCCGCATGTCCTCTCTGTTCAGTTTCACTTCCGTTCCTCGGAGTTCGTAAAGTGACGCCTCATAAGCATCACGCTCACTGCCGGTCATGCACTTGATCCGCACCTTGCCGCCCCACTCGGGGACATCGATGTCCTCGTACTTCATGTCCTTTGCAGCAAGGATTTCCTCTTTTGTCAGATACATTTGCGCCCTCCAGGCTCATCAAATTACAGTGGCATAGGTGCAAGCGCCGTTGATCTCCAGCGTGATTGCACCCTTGACGACCTGATCCACAGCACCGGAAATGCTGAATCCGCTGACATAGGCGTCGAAAATGATCTTCGTCCGCGCCGCCTCGGTCGTGTTGTCATTCAACTGAATGACGCCCTTCCGCATAGTGCGGGTGGCGCGACAGGACCTCAGGTAGTCCTGCGCCGTTGTCCCCGGTAGGAAATTGACATCGAGGGTCACTTGCCCTTCATCCCTCAACCCGATCAGCTTTTCGCGTGCCGTGCTGCCCAAGTGGGAAACGTCAATGACGTTGGCGCTCCCCGTAGGGCCGTTGAAACCAACCACTTCCGCGACGGCATGGGAAGTCGATGTGGAGGCCGCCGTGGTCGTACTCCAGTAGAAAATCGCGCCTTGTGACTCAATCGCCATGACCGTCACCTCCTATGCGACCGTTGAGTAGGTCACGGCTCCGCTGATCTCAATGGTGATGCTGGCTTTGACAACCTGATCTACCGCTCCCGTGATGGAGAAGCCGCTTACATACCCGTGGCCGTTGAGCATAGTGATGGCCGTATCGTTGAGCTTGATGGCCCAGTTCCCCTGCGTCCTGGCGGCGCGGCACTCGCGCAGTTTCGTCTGGCCCGTATTGGACGGCGCGAGGTTGCAGTCGAGGGTGATTTGACCTTCGTCTCTCAACCCGATCAACTTCTCTCGCGCCGTGCTTCCCAGGTGGGAAACGTCAATGACGTTTGCGCCGCCGGTGGGGCCATTGAAACCAATCACCTCCCCGATACTGATAACCGTGCTCAAGGAAGTTGTCGTGCTCCAGTAAAAAATGGAGCCCTGAGTTTCAATCGCCATTGGCTAGTTACCTCCTATGTGTCCTTGTGCCAGACACTCCACTCTTGCGTTAACCGATAGAAACCGAGTTCCCATTCCAGCGCGTCCAGGTCGTTGACCAGGATCGCCTCAAACGACGTTGCGGAACCCATAACGTTTGCGACGCGGGTGCTTAGGTCTTTCGCACCCGCATAGCTTGTCGCCCAGCAATCAAACTGTATCGTAGGGTTCTCGAGATGAGAGTACCCGTCCAAGGCATTGACCCGGTGGCCGCTGATCCTCGAATAGACAAGCGCGGGGAGGGCGTCCGAGCCTTGAGGGACGGCCATCGGGTATATGCGTGTCGAGGTGACGGACGTGATGACCGTTGACCCCGACAGTAAGGAATAGATCTTCGACTCAACCGGCATTGGTCTTCCTCATGCGCCATTCGATCAGCCTGCCGAGCTCCTTCTGGATCGCATCCAGCACGCGGCCCGCGTTCATGACGAGGGCCGGTTCCACGAACGGACGCCCCGGCACCTTGGCCCTCCCTCTCTGCATCCTCGAGCGGGCTTCGCGCACGGTCAGCCCGTATGCAGCGCGTACCTTCTTCGTCCTCCCCGTCGGGATCCATCCCTTCTCGATGAATAAGCCGTAGAACCCGGTCTTGAGCCTCGGCTTGATGTTGGTCACGATCTCCGCGCCCCTGGACGGCTTGCCCTTTGTGACCACAATGCTGTCCCGAAGCTGGCCCAGCCGCCTCTTGTTCCGGGCCGTCGTGCCATAAGGATATCGGTAAAACGCACGACCCATCGGGGCGCGGCGACGCGCATCGTCCTTGACGATCCTGGCCCCCTTGTTGAGGGCCCGTTGCCCGATGCTGCGCTGAACCTCAAGTGGCAAGAGCCTCAACTTCTCGTCCAGTTCGCGCAGCCCCTTTTGCTCAATCGTCATGGAAATCATGTGGATCGCCTCGAGGCCAGTATCCGCAGCTCCGTATGCTTGTCGCCCACGTCGATGACGGAATGGATGTTATATTCCTTGCCGTCGTAGACAACGATCATGCTCGGGGTGATCCCGGTCGCGTACCGCAGCAGAAACTCTGTGTCGATGGGAGACGACACCTGATCCGCCTGCCACATCTCGCGCATGGACAGCGGGCGAACCTGCGCCCACGCATCGTTGAGAAAAGTGCTCCACGTCGGTATCTGACCACCGTATGAGTCGGGAGACGACGTGCTCTTGCGGATACTGATGCGCCTATTGAGTCGCCCCGCCCTCATATCTTGATCACCGTGTAGGCATCCAGAAGCCCGTCCACGAACGTGCGCGGAAGCTCAAGCATCGTCTGCGCCCCAGACTCCACGGACAGGCTTTCCCGGTTGTTATACATGGCCCCCACGCGAAGACGGACCCACGCCTTGACCCCGTATGGAGTCGTGGCCGTAGACGCCCCGCTTAACGCGTAACCGCACTTGTAGCGAACTCTGACGGCGTTCATTACGTCGTAGGTTTCCGGCCAATCGTTGTCGTAGGACGGCACTACCCAGGCGGGCTCCGAATCCCCGTCGATGGAGTAGGCCGTCGCGGACAGGGTAGCCGTCGCCCCGCTGGAGTCGATGTAGGTGATGCTCAAGTCCGTCGAGTTTGACGAAAGGGGCGGGCGGGGAATTTCGATCCCGCCTTCGGGAAACGCGTCCATGACGAGTTCCCATGTCTGCGGCATCATGGCCCGTTTCGTCTTGTTTTCGGCCTCATTCTGCGCGGCCATCAGCATGGAGTTGAGAAGCAAATCTTCCGACGTGTCGGACGTGGAGAGCCGCAGGTGCGTCTTGATTTCGTCAAGCGTCACACAAGGGCCGGTTGCCTCTGTAATCAGCACAAGCGCCATTATCTCGACCTCCACACGTCGCCTGCGCGGCGATAGGTGTTGACGTATATTTTCGATTGCCGGTACTTGTCGCGCACGGGCTTCGTTTTCGTAATCTTCCCGCGGGTCTTTGTATGTACTTCAAGCGTTATCCCATCGGCGGCATTCGCGTTATAGGTGTCTGCGGGCGTGACCCTGGTTGAAAAGTCAACCCCGTCGGCGTACTGTTCCTGCGCCCCGTCGCTAATCGTGATATTGTGCTGCTGAATGAGTTGGGTAATCTCATCCGAGGCGACAATCTGCCCGGAATCCTGCGCGGAGATGGTGTGCCCGATGATAACGACAATCGCATCGGCAACGGAGAGATTGGCACCGTCATCAACGGTGATAACCTGCCCCTGAATGAGACTGATAGACCCGGAGACGTTGACCTGCACACCCTCGCCTGCCGTCACGGGGACATCGGCCCCGACGCCTAGCGTAATATTGTCGGCATGGTTTTCGTTGACGGCTTCCGATACCGCGATGACATGGTGCTGAATAATATCCGGGGCATCGGAAACGTTCTGCTGTATGCCTTCCGCAACGGGGAGCGCCCCGCCCGCGTAAATCGTGACCCCGTCCCCGGCATTGGCATTTACGCCGTCGTCTACGGTGATGACGTGGTGCTGTGTCAGGCTCGGGCTGTCGGCTACATTGGCCTGCGTCCCGTCGGTGACGCTGGCAAGCGGATGGGCGATGGCAAGGGTGATGCCGTCTCCGGTGTTGACGTGTGCGCTATCAGCCGCCGAGGCGATGAGGCGATGACCCATCTTGAGCGAGGCCGGCGTCCCGGCCTGGGTAAACGAGCCGGACCCGGCCGCCAGGCGATAGGTTCGCCTGAATCCTGCAGCGGCTCCGGACAGGGAGAAGCTGCCGCTCTCGGCCGCCAGGCGGAGGCCCTTTCGGAACGCCACGTCGGCCCCGGAGAGGGCATACGACCCGGCCCCGGCGATCACCCGGTAGCCGCGCTCGAGGGCAGCTTGGGTCCCCGTAATGGAGAATGACGCGCCGGACGCGCCAAGTCTATAGGTGCGCCTGAAGTTTGCTGCCGTCCCGGCCAGAGCGAAGCTCGCCGATTCGGCAGCCATCCGTAATCCCTTACGCTCATAAAATATCCACGGCCCTCCATCGGACCATCGGATGGTGGATAAGGCGTATACGGGCTGTCCATCAGACCATCTCATGAGTGTCTCCCGATCAAGTGATCACCGGCGCAGGCCAGATATAGACCTCGTTGCCGCTCTCGTATTCCATCAAGTCAAC